AAGCCACACCCTAAAACATTTATAAAGTTTTTGTATGGTCATCTACTTGAAGAAGTATTACTTATGTTATCTAGACTAACAGATAATGAAGTAAGTTCTGAACAGAAAGAAGTCGTAGTGGATGGTGTGTGTGGTCACATGGACTGTAAAATAAATGGTGAAGTTGTCGATATAAAGACAGCATCAGGTTTTGCATTTAGAAAATTTAAAGATGGGTCACTAAGAGAGGATGATCCCTTTGGATATATCAGTCAGCTAACAGGTTATGAAGAAGCAGAGGGAACTGAAAATGGTGGTTTCTTAGTAATAAATAAAGAGAACGGAGAGTTATGTTTCTTTTCGCCTGACGATCTAGATAAGCCTGTTATCAGGAGGAAAATATCTAGTGTAATAAAAGCTATAAATAAAACTAAACCACCTGAAGAACTTTGTTATGAACCTGTTGATGATGGTAAAAAAGGTAATAAAAAATTACATAAGAACTGTACATTTTGCCCTCACAAGTTCGAATGTTTTAAAGATTCTAATGATGGTAAAGGTCTAAGAACTTTTAAATATAACAGAGGGTTAACTTACTTTACTAAAGTAGTTTCGACACCAAGAGTCGAGGAAGTTTTATGAATGGGAGAACAAGTAAGGAAATTAATCGTAGAGCAAAAGAACTTTTGTTAGAGTGGATGCAATCTTTAGTTGACAAAGAGTCAGCAAAGAAGTATAATATGAATAACGTCCTTTCATTCACACCAAAACAAACCCACCTGTATTATAATGATGGTACTTATCATGTAAGTGCTTATACATATAAATGGTTTATCAATCAAATTAAAAAATTATATTCTTATAAAGAACTACAATCAATTACTCTTTCTGATTGTAAGGAAGTTGCTTCTTGAAAATAAGAAAAGGATACAGAAAACGTAGGGTTGTAAGACCTGTAGAAAAAGACGTACCTGATACTTATGATTCCAAGTGGGAGTATTCTTTACATCAAGGGACTTTAAAGAACTGGAAACATCATAGTGATACAGTTGAGTACACTATTGAACATAAGTATCATCCTGATTTTATAAGGGTGATGGGTAAGAAAACAATTTTACTAGAAGCTAAAGGTAGGTTCTGGGATTACCAAGAGTATAATAAATATACATGGGTAAGAAAAGCTTTACCTAAAAACACTGAACTAGTGTTCTTGTTCTCTGATCCTTATGCTCCTATGCCTCAAGCTAAAAAGAGAAAAGACGGATCAAAACGTAGTCATGCTGAGTGGGCTGAAACAAATGGTTTCACTTGGTACAGTGAAGAAACACTACCTGATGATTGGACGGAGAAGTAAATGAGTATTGATAATGCAACACCTGAAGAGTGGGATGATGTAAACAACGAACTAAAAAAAGATGAAAGTACTTGGTCAACTAAAGTAATAGCTGATGTTGTTAATGAAACATTTAAAGATATAAATAACCCTAGTCACTACAATAGTGGAGATGTAGAATGTATTGATGGGATAAAGGCATCACTTTCTAAAGAAGAGTTTGAAGGTTACTTGCATGGTAACATTATAAAATATGTATGGAGATTTAGATACAAAGGCGGTGTCAAAGATTTACGGAAAGCACAATGGTACTTAAAAAAATTAATAGAAGAGATTGATAAATGATAGGCGAAATGTTTTTTAAAGATATTGATGGGGATGTATGGCAGTACGAATTAAAAACAAATCCAAGAGAAGCAATATATTGGGATACTTATAAATTAAAAGTAAGTGATATAAAAGTTTTGGGTAGTGCTGATAAAGAAACTAAAAACAGAGTGCGACTAGAAATATACAAGGACATTGAAAATGTGGGATCGCAAAGCTGAACGCATAGCTAAGTATAATAGAAAGAAACAAAACACCTACTACAAAAAAACTAGTAAAGGAAATAAAATTAAATACAATGAATCAGAGCAAGATAGGCGAACAAGATTATTTAGGAATTAAAATAAACTATGATCTAGAAGATTATCTAGATTCTTTTACTCTATCTACAATAAAAGATAGGTATCTTTGGGAGAATGAAACTCATGCTCAAGAGGCTTTTGCTCGCGCCAGTATATTTGGTGCTACTTTTAAAGGACATACTGATTACGATCTTGCACAAAGACTTTATTCATACGCTAGTGTTCACTGGTTCATGTTTAGCACTCCTATCCTTAGTAACGGGGGTACTAGCCGTGGCCTACCTATCAGTTGCTTTCTTAATTGGGTTCCTGATTCCCGCAATGGGTTATCTACTCATTATGATGAGAACATATGGCTCGCAAGTGGAGGTGGAGGCATCGGTGGATGTTGGAGTAGTGTGCGGAGTAATGGCGTGGACACTTCTAACGGTTCTAAGTCTACTGGTTCCATCCCTTTCATGCACGTTGTAGACTCTCAGATGTTAGCCTTTAATCAAGGCGTTACAAGACGAGGAAGTTATGCAGCATATATGGATGTGTCTCACCCTGAGATAGAAGAGTTTATAAACATGAGGAAGACTACAGGTGGAGACTTAAATAGAAAATGTTTGAATCTTCATAATGCAGTTAGTATATCCAATGAGTTTTTAGAGGCTGTTAAATTAGATAAAGATTGGAGACTTATTGATCCTAAGACTAACACAGCAGTTAAGACAGTATCTTCCCGTGATCTATGGTTTCAGATAATACAAACAAGAATGGAGACAGGAGAGCCTTACATTGTTAATCTTGATATATGTAACGAGGCTCTACCAGAAGAACAAAAGAAACTAGGATTAGAGATTAAACAAAGTAACTTGTGTTCTGAAATAACTTTACCTACCAATGAAGAGAGGACAGCAGTTTGTTGCTTGTCTAGCGTAAACTTAGAACACTTTGATTATTGGTCTAAAGATGATCAGTTTATCCCTGATCTAATTACTATGCTAGATAATGTTCTTCAAAACTTTATTGATAGTGTTCAAGGTAAAGGAGGTTACGATAAGGCTGCTTACTCTGCTATGCGTGAGAGGTCTATAGGTTTAGGTGCTATGGGTTTTCATAGTTATCTTCAAAGAAACAACATAGCTTTTGAAAGTATGTATGCTTCTTCTTTCAACAACAAGGCTTTCTCTTACATAAAAGACAGAGCATCTGCGACTACTCGTAAGCTTGCAGAAGAAAGAGGAGAAGCTCCTGACATGAAGGGTAGTGGTAAACGTAACGCACACCTTCTTGCTATAGCTCCTAATGCTTCTAGCTCTATTATATGTGGTGGTACTAGTCCATCTATAGAACCTATCAGAGCTAATGTGTATACACACAAAACTTTAACTGGGAGTTTTAAAGTTAAGAACAAGTACTTGGATGATCTTCTACTTGAACTTGTTCCTACTAAAAAGAAACGTGATGAAATATGGAAAGACATAGCAGCACATGAAGGATCAGTGCAGCACTTAGATATACTGTCAGATTCACAGAAAGAAATATTTAAAACTGCTCCTGAGATAAATCAAATATGGATAATAGAACACGCTGACATGAGACAAAATTATGTGTGTCAAAGTCAAAGTGTAAATTTATTTTTTAAACCACCACACTACGAGGCTGATCAAGAAATACACGATGAGTTTCTACAGTACGTCAATGATGTACATTGGGCAGGAGCAACTAAATTAAAATCACTTTACTATTTAAGGTCTGACTCTGCTAGGTCTACAGAAAATGTTAATATAAAAATACCTAGAATAAAGTTAGATGAAGAGGGGTGTCTAAGTTGTGAAGGGTAAAGTCATAGAGGTAAAATGGGATGATGCTTGGATTGATACTGAAGATGTGCTAATATCTGAGGCTAGAAAATTAAAAGCGGTATCCCGTTCTACCGTAGGTTGGTTAGTATCTGATAATGAAAATGAACTTATACTTGCTACCGATATGTATCACAATGATAAAGACAAAGATTATGTTAATGCAATTATGGTTATACCAAAAGGTATGATAATAGATTATTGGGAGTATGAAGTAGATGAGTCTATTAGGAACTAGAGATTATTACAAACCGTTTGATTATCCGTGGATGTTTAACTACTACGTCCAACAGAATCAAATGATGTGGTTGCCAGAAGATGTACCACTTCACAATGATGTTAAAGATTGGCAGGACATGACATCACATGAAAAGAATTTACTAACTCAGATATTTAGATTGTTTACACAATCAGATGTAGACGTAGCCTCTGGGTACATAGATAAGTACATGAGAGTTTTTAAGAAGCCAGAAGCTAGGATGATGATGTCTTCATTTGCTAACATGGAGTCAATACATCAACACGCTTACAGTCTACTATTAGATACTGTAGGAATGCCAGAGAACGAGTATAAAGCATTTGCTGAGTATGAAGCTATGGCTGATAAGCATAAGTATCTTAGTGGCTCTACGCTCAAGATAAACAACAAAGAATCTATAGCTAGAAACTTAGCAATCTACTCAGGGTTTACAGAGGGCTTGCAATTATTCAGTAGTTTTGTTATACTATTAAACTTTCCTAGATTCGGAAAGATGAAAGGGATGGGGCAGATAGTTACTTACAGTATACGAGATGAGTCACTACACGTTGAAGCTATGACTCAACTCTTTAGAGAGTTTATAAAAGAGAACGTAGATATTTGGACAGATGATTTTAAAAAAGAAATCTACTCTGTGTGCAGAGAGATGGTTAAACTAGAGGATAAGTTTCTTGATTTAGTATTTGAAATGGGAGACATACAAGGATTGACTAAGGCTGAGATGAAAGAATATATTAGATACATAGCAGATAGACGGCTACTACAGCTAGGACTAAAACCTAACTATGGTATTAAAGATAATCCTCTTGATTGGCTTGATGATGTACTAGGTGTCGAACACCAAAACTTTTTTGAAGGTAGGGCTACTACTTACATGAAGGCAGGGTTGAAAGGTAATGTAGAAAATATAAGTTTTGCAAGTGTATAGTATTATGGACAATAACCAAGAAGCAAACTTAGTATCTTTCAAAGTAGTACTCACAAGAGACGGTACAATTATGACTGAGTTTAGTCATCTTCCTTTAGGTCATGCTGAAAAAATATTTCACAAAGAAGACTATGATGTTATATCTAGGATTATATCTGAGGGTAGAAAAAAACTAGAGCCTATGCACGAATACATTGAAAAAGAAATACAATCTATTTAGTAGCTTTGTGGTGCATAAATGCGGTAGCCCCCATGTATGTACCTACAATACCACACATAGAAAAATAAAAAAGCCCCAACAAATCTGAAAGAGCGTTTACTCTACTATCAGATATTAGGGGCGTAAATAAAACTACCGTAGTTACTACCATGATAATGATAGCTAACCAAGCCATCATCTTTTGAGCCTCGGACTTTTCTTCTCTTAGTTCTAAGTCTACCATTTCTTTAGCTCGATCTAGTTCTTCATCACTGATGATGCCATCATTGTTTAGATCAAACTTCTCGTACTTAGACTGTAGTTCTAGTTTCTTTGGAGACATTGTTAGTGCGTTTTCTCCTTACCATCAAATATTTTATGAGGTTCTGACATAGCTATA